TCAGGCACTTAAAAGTTCGTATATTGTGGAAAAGTATTGCATAGTGTTTGGCTCTGCTGCCATTTTGCTGCCACTAATCAGGTTAAGGGGGTTAAGCGTGACGGCCTCTGTGAGATGGTCAGGCGCAAAGTGCGCATAGCGCATAGTCACCTTGATATCCGTATGACCCAAGATGCGCTGGAGTACCAAAATGTTGCCGCCGCGCATCATAAAATGGCTGGCAAAGGTATGTCTTAATACGTGCGATAGCTGTCCATCTGGCAACTCGATACCCGCGCGCTTGATTGCTCCCCTGAAGGCAGAATAGCAGCCAGTAAACATGGGCTTTGATGTTCGCTTTTCGGGAAGCAATTTATAAAGTTCATCACTGATTGGTACTGCACGGTTCTTTTTGCCTTTCGTTTTAATGAAGGTGATCTTGCCCGGGCTGATCTGCTTGCCCGTTAAACTCTCAGCCTCTCCCCACCGCGCGCCGGTCGCCAGGCAAATTTTAACTATGGTGGTTAAATCTTCCGCTTTGCTTTTCTCGCATTCCTCAAGCAAACGTGTTGCTTCTTCAACCGTCAGCCATGCCAGCTCAACCTCAGCAATTTTAAACTCTCTGACGTTTTCAAGAGGGTTGGGCGCGGTCCAGTCATCCAACCGTTTCAGTTCGTTGAACATAGCCCGGAAATAAGCCAGCTCAAGGTTTACTGTTCGAGGGGTTACGGTCTTCACCCGGTCAGAACGCGTTATTTTTCCGCTTAACCGCTGTTCGCGGTAAGTAGAGAACAGCTTGGCGTTAAACTCAGTAGCGAGCGGATCACCCATGGCGAGGCAGGCAAACTCCATGGCGCTTTTTCGCTTCTCGCCATCTGCAAGTGTTACACCATGCGCGTTATACCAGGCTGTTACTAAATCCCTAACGCGCCGCTTGTCTGCTTTTTCGCCCAGCCAGGGCTTATCCTCTGATTGCTCTTTAACGTGCCGCTCAAATGCTAGGGCTTCCCCTTTCGTGGCGAACTGGCGGCGTATGCGCCGCCCATCCCTGCCGTTAGGGAATACCTGAGCCTGCCATTTTCCATTGCTTAATTTGCTTACTGCCATTCTACAGGCCTATTAGAGTATGGAATTATTATCACGCATTAGGGATTGCCAGTGTTCTTCACTGAGGATTTTGAGCGGAACTCCTTTATTGTCACGATAATCAATAGCCTGTTCTATCTTTCTTCCGAAACTTTGGAATTTCCAATCCTTAGAACTTAGGGCACCAATAATTAGATAGTCCAAATCTTGAGTAACCCGATCAACAATTGTGCAACCAAGCTTTAAAAGGTCACTTTCACATTGTCTACGGGGGCCACATAGAAACTTACCAGTGAGACAAACTTTTTTATCTGTAGGGTTAAAATCATCAATTAGGTCAACAGGTGATGTTGTGGAATATCCATCCACAATACCTTCAGAAATATTTGAGCCTGTAAAAGCAGTGATTTCTTCTAATAATTTTGTGCGTTCTTCGTCTGTTATCACTCCATCACTTAGGATGGATTGAACCAGTTCATAAAGATGTTTGCCGGGATAGTTACTTTTTAAAGCTGTATTTGTAGTTAAGAACCAGTTTAAATAGCTGATTTCTTCATCGCTCAAATGATAGTCGGAGGCAAGCCCCTTACATAGACCCTCTAGTAAATGCTTGTCAGAATCTGCGGAGTAAAGATCTATGTTAGGAGTATCCATCAACCCGCGCTGCATTTCATGTAGCAGGTCTTTCAATTCGTCTAATTCAGATTGTTCAACTACACCATCCGAAAGGATTTCACTTATTTTGTTTCTAATGCAATTTACGAAATAATTTTGCGAAAGGACGTCTGATTCCATCAGCCACGTATCAAGGAAAATCATTTCTTTTTCACTTAGCTTTCCATCACAGGTCATTCCTTCAATCAGATTGATTAAGTTAGCGATGGCTTTATCTCTATTGTGTGTATAGTTAAAAGCGCTAAATTGAGACATACCAATATTCCTTATTCAGTAAAAGTTATTTTGCTGATCACTCTGCCATTGGCTTTAATATCCGATGATTTGCACTCAAAGGATGCAGGACCATTCTCTACGCGTAAGCGTCCGCCAGGAAGACGGTAAACCTGTCTAATACTCATAAAGCCATCTAATTCAATCAACCAAATTCCATCGTTGATCTCTCCCCTGAAGTCGTCCACTAGATAGAACGAATTTTCAAACTTCACAATGAATGGGGCTGTTGTGTCTTGAGGTAAAAGGCGAGAGTCGTAGCGAACTTTCTCAGAAGAGGAGAAAATCCCATTTGAGATTTCTTTTAATTGCAAAGGTAATCCGCTGTCACTATCTGCTTTAATTGTGGGTGAGCCTTGTCCTGTTGTTAACCAAAGCATGGATGCGCCCGTATCAAGATGGCATGCGATAAGCCAGTCATGCGGAAAAGTATCGCGCATCCAACGGTTTGCCATAGTGCTTTGGGATACCCCAAGATGGTCGCACAAAGCTTGTCTGGTACTGAATCCATAGGCTTGGAGGATACGCGTTATCGCTTCCTTTCCACCACTTTGAGATGTGAAGTTAAATTTTGAGATCGCTAAAGGGGTCTCTTTTGTGTTTGACATATTTAAAATGCGATCCTATCATCGGTTTTGTGGTGTTCGGAATGATTGCGAATAGTTCCGAATAGTGAAGTTTTTAAACACAAACTGAGGAATAGTGCATCATGAAAAGCAATTTTTCAATGCGCCCCAGCATCAACCTTGTGGTATCTGAGCCATTCATCACATTGGATGAGTTCTGCCGCCGCACCGGTTACAAGCCCAGCTATGCCCGCCAGATGATCCGTGAAAACCGCCTACCTATCAGGAAAAAGGCCGGAGTAAACAGCCTCATCGAAATCAACATGTTCGCGTTAACGATGGAAGCAGCTCAGGGCTGCGAAGTCACAATGCAGGCCTGATAGTTCCATTTTGGGATACAAAAGGATTTCCATCATGTTTGATTATCGCGTTTCCAAACATCCACATTTCGACGAGGCCTGCCGGGCTTTCGCTCAACGTCACAATATGGCGAAGCTTGCGGAACGTGCGGGAATGAACGTCCAGACGCTGCGCAACAAGCTGAACCCGGACCAACCGCATCAGTTCACGCCGCCTGAAATCTGGTTGCTTACCGATCTGACTGAGGACTCAACACTGGTTGACGGCTTCCTGGCACAAATTCACTGCCTGCCGTGCGTGCCACTAAATGAAGTAGCAAAAGAGAAGTTGCCGCATTACGTAATGAGTGCAACAGCGGAGATCGGGCGTGTTGCTGCCGGTGCTGTATCTGGTGATGTGAAAACCGCTACCGGTCGCCGTGACGCTATCACCAGTATTAATTCAGTTACGCGCCTGATGGCGTTGGCCGCAATTTCCATGCAAGCGCGCCTGCAGGCAAACCCAGCGATGGCAAGCGCAATGGACACCGTAACGGGCCTTGGCGCTTCTTTCGGCATCATCTGAGGTGATCATGTTGACTAAAGAACCCTCATTCGCATCGCTTTTAGTTAAACAAAGCCCGGCAATGCACTGCGGACATGGCTGGATTATCGGGAAAGATGGCAAACGCTGGCACCCGTCCCACTCTCAGGACGAACTGCTGGCAGGGCTGACCACTACCAAACAGGGGAAACCATGGCTATTGAAGGCGCTGCGGCGACTGTTCCATTAAGCCCGGGTCAACGTCTGGAAGGGTTGAACCGTATAGCGGAGTTAAGGGCGAATGTGTTTGGTCTGAATATTGAGCCAGAGCTTGAAAGGTTTGTTAAGGATATGCGTGACCGTCGCGATATAAACCATAAACAAAATGAGCGGGCACTGGCAGCCATATTCTTTATGGCAAAAATTCCGGCAGAACGTCACGGCGTCAATATTAGTGATCTGACTACTGACGAAAAGCGGGAGCTGGTTATAGCAATGAATCATTTTCGTGCAGTGGTGAGCTTATTTCCCAAACGGCTAACCATGCCGAATTAACCCACAACAGAAATTAATGGCGTAAACCCGCCGGGCATTCTTTTGCCCAAATTCAGGAGTAATGAATATGAGAAATATCGAAACCCGCACCACTAAAACCGGACCAGATGATGCTGGCCTGAACCAGATGCTGCTCGAAGCGCGCAAAGAAGAACGCCGTGGCCGTGCTGATGTAATGGCAGCCCGCATGGAATCCATTGCTGCCCGTATCGTGTCGCGCCAGCTCAATCACACGGAAGCGGCGGAACTGCTGCGTGAAGAAGCGATGAAGATTCAGAACGAAGCGCAGGAGATCCACTGATGGCCGACTCTATGGACCTCGTACAGCAGCGCGTTGAAGAAGAACTCCAGCGCCACATTCATACCGCCCGCAATAGAGTGCCGGGCGTTTCCCGTGTGCTTTGCATCGATTGCGATGCGCCGATCCCGCCAGCTCGCCGCCGTGTCATTCCAGGTGTGCAGTGTTGCGTTACATGTCAGGAAATCGCTGAGCTTAAAGGTAAGCATTACAACGGAGGTGCTGTATGAGCACCATCCTGAAATGGGCAGGCAATAAAACAGCCGTCATGCCTGAATTAATAAAACACCTTCCTGCTGGCCCGCGACTGGTTGAACCTTTCGCGGGTTCCTGCGCTGTGATGATGGCAACAGACTATCCTCATTATCTTGTTGCGGATATTAACCCTGACCTGATTAACCTTTATCAGGTTATTAAAGAAAACGTTAACGGCTTCATTCATCTGGCTGAGCGTATTTTCTCAAAGTTCACTACTGAAGAAGATTATTACAAATGCCGCCAGCTTTTTAATACTGTGCCCTTGGAGCCAATTGATAAGGCGGCTTATTTCCTTTTCCTCAACCGTCATTGTTATCGTGGTTTATGCCGTTATAACCAGCGCGGCCTTTTCAATGTGCCATATGGTAATTACAAAAAGCCTTATCTGCCCGTTGATGAAATACGCGCCTTTGCTGAAAAGGCTGCGCGTGCCACGTTCATCTGCGCCAGTTATGACGAGACACTGGCAATGCTGCAGGCAGGTGATGTGGTCTATTGCGATCCGCCATATGACGGCACATTTAGCGGTTATCACACTGCCGGGTTCTCTGATGATGACCAGTATGATTTGGCCTCTATTCTTGAGCGCCGGGCATCAGAAGGCCATCCGGTCATCGTATCCAATAGCGACACCCGCCTGATTCGTTCGTTGTATCGAAACTTCACCCTTAACCGCATCAGCGCAAAACGCAGCATTGGCGTTGCTGCAGGTGAAGGGAAAGCGGCGGACGAACTCATTGCGGTGCTTAAGCCGAAAGTATGGGTTGGTTTTGATTTAGCGAGTGGACCTGATTTCTGCGTCGTGCATGAGGTGCGCGTGTGAGCCATCACGACGTTAAAAAGCACGGCGGTGCAGATAATGCCGCCGCTGCTTTTAACTGGAATGTGCCTAAAGAGGCAATTAACCCATATCTGGACCCGGCGGAAGCTGCGCCGGTTTCTGAGCTTTCAAACCTGATCGCTCTTTACGCTGCGGACAACGAGCAGGAGCAGCTGCGCCGCGGGGCATTGAGCGATAAGGTTTGGGAACACTATTTTTACAATGAATCCCGTGATCCTGTTCAGCGCGAAATGGAGCAGGACCAGCTGATCAGTCGCGCCAAAATGGCCCGCGAACAGCAGCAATTCAATCCCGATCTGGTCATTATTGCTGACGTGAGTGCCCAACCGGCGCATATCAGCAAGCCACTGCTCGAAAGGATTAAATATTTCCAGATCCTGGGCAAACCAAAGGCATATTCCCGTTATCTGCGGGAAACCATCAGGCCGTGCCTTGAACGGCTGGAACAAGTGCGCATTAGTCAGGTTTCTGCCTCCTTCCGTTTTATGGCGAGCCAGGACGGAATGGAGGGCTTGCTGGTTTTGCCAGAAATGAATCAGGAGCAGGTTAAGCGCTTGTCTACCCTGGTAGCTGCGCACATGAGCATGTGTCTGGATGCGGCCTGCAGTGAGCTGTTTACTGATGAAGACGTTATGCCGGAAGAGATCCGCCGGTCATGGGAAAGGGTTGCGGCAGAAGCTATGCGCCTCGATGTTATCCCGCCTGCATTTGAACAGCTGCGTCGTAAAAAGAACCGCCGTAACCCGGTCCCGTATGAGCTTATTCCGGGTTCACTTGCCCGTATGCTTTGTGCGGACTGGTGGTATCGCAAGCTGTGGCAGATGCGGTGTGAATGGCGGGAAGAGCAGCTACGTGCTGTTTGCCTGGTTAACAAAAAGGCGTCCCCGTATGTCAGCTATGAAGCCGTGATCCACAAACGTGAACAGCGCCGCAAATCGCTGGAGTTTTTCCGATCTCATGAGCTGGTAAACGCTGACGGTGACACGCTGGATATGGAAGAGGTGGTAAACGCCAGCAGCAGCAATCCGGCGCACCGCCGCAATGAAATGATGGCCTGCGTTAAGGGACTGGAACTAATTGCAGAAATGCGCGGGGAGTGCGCGGTGTTCTATACCATCACTTGCCCGTCACGCTTCCATGCAACCCTCAACAACGGCAGGCCAAACCCGAAATGGAACAGCGCCACGGTCCGGCAGAGCAGCGATTACCTGGTAAACATGTTTGCTGCTTTCCGTAAGGCAATGCACAAAGCCGGGCTGCGCTGGTATGGCGTCCGCGTTGCAGAACCGCACCATGACGGCACCGTACACTGGCACCTGCTGTGCTTCATGCGAAAAAAAGACCGTAAATCCATCACCGCGCTGCTGCGTAAATTCGCCATTCGTGAGGACCGGGAGGAGCTGGGCACCAATACCGGGCCGCGCTTCAAGTCTGAGCTTATCAACCCGCGTAAGGGCACGCCTACAAGTTACATCGCTAAATACATCAGCAAGAATATCGACGGGCGCGGGCTGGCGCAGGAAATCAGTAAAGAAACGGGCAGATCACTGCGCGATAACGCTGAGAATGTAAACGCCTGGGCATCGCTGCACCGTGTTCAGCAATTCCGCTTCTTTGGCATCCCTGGCCGTCAGGCATACCGCGAGTTGCGCCTGCTGGCCGGTCAGGCTGCCAGAGTACAGGGCGACAAGAAAGCTGGCGCGCCGGTACTGGAAAACCCGCGTCTGGATGCTGTACTGGCTGCAGCTGATGCTGGCTGTTTTGCCACATACATCATGAAGCAGGGCGGCGTCCTGGTTCCCCGCAAACATCACCTTGTCAGAACTGCTTATGAGCTGAACGACGAACCGAGCGCATACGGCGATCACGGTGTTCGTATTTATGGCATCTGGTCCCCGATCATTGAGGGCCGGATCTGCACTCATGCAGTGAAGTGGAAAATGGTTCGTAAAGCCGTTGACCTTCAGGAGGCGGTAGCCGACCAGGGCGCTAGCGCCCCTTGGACTCGTGGCAATAACTGTCCCCCTGTTGAAAATTTGAACCAGACAGGGGGTGATGTACCGGATATTACGTCCATGAATGACAAGGAGCTGCATGAGTACCTGCACAGCATGGGGAGGAAAGAACGCCGTGATCTGACCGCCAGGCTGAGACTCGTTAAACCGAAGCGGAAAAAGGAATACAAACAGAGCATATCGGATCAGCAGCGTCTGCAGCTTGAGTATGAACTGCAGTCCCGTGGGTTCGATGGCAGCGAGTATGAAATAAATCTGCTTCTGCGCGGTGGCAGCCTTCCGTCAGGTGGTGGGTTACGAGTCTTCTACCGGAACGAGCGTCTACGCGAAGATGACAAATGGCGTCAGTATTACTGACGGTACGGATATATTTTCATGTTTTTGACCCATATCAGGGCTTTGTTATGGAGGTTTAAAAACCGTTTTACATTTTGAAATCGGTACTATACTGTATGTATAAACAGTGGATATATATACAGTTAATTTGTGTAAGTGGCCGTAATAGGAGGGAAAATGCAGGATTATCTTTTGGAGTCATTGAAACTTCAGCGCATTGATTTTTTCATAAAACTGGTAGCGGCAAGTGAGTGCAGCGAAGAAGAAAAGCGGCTGGCTATCCAGTGGGTTTCTGAGCTGACGGACGAGCTGATGGCGAAAATTCGCAACCATGAATACAGCCGCACAATGGACGCTATCAGCTAGGGGAAAATTTATGCGCATTGAAATAATGATCGATAAAGAGCAGAAAATTAGCCAGGCGCTATTAGAAGCACTTGAATCCGAACTTTACCGAAATTTGCGCCCCCTCTTCCCAAAAACAGCTATCCGAATCCGCAAGGGCAGTGCCAATGGTATTGAGCTTAGCGGGGTAAGACAGGCTGAAGATAAAGAACGTGTAATGGAAATTCTGCAGCAGGTCTGGGAGGACGACAGCTGGTTACACTGAAACGTTGCCCCCGAAAGAATTCATTCTGATGGGGGTAAGGTTGAACAACGAGTGAAACGAGGCGTTAGCTATGGGAAAGAAGGATGACAACTACCAGATAGTTTATCGCGGGGAACGTCTTGCAAATTATCACCCGGGAGGGTGGGTATTCTTTCAGCGGCCTAAAGAATGCGGCGGCGGTTACTGGTTAGGCCGCACCTATGATGACCTTTTCTGGCTCGAACTTGAATTCCCAATTTCGCTGCATGATGGCGTGGTTTATCTCCTTCATTACGAGAAAGTTGAGGCCAGAAGTAACGAGTTTGATGATAATTTTTCGTTGTTCTGATCGAAACGTGCGAGTGCATGACTATGCCGCATGAGATCGCATGATCGATTAAGGATCGTTTTGACGCAGGCCCGCCAGTTCTGGCGGGCTTTTGCTTATGTCATGCACCTGCATGAAAACCACTACATAAAGCGGGCAGGCGTGGCGGGGATACGAGCGCGCGCAACAGGCTTTAGATGGGAATAATGTCTATGTCTCATTCACATCTATTGGAAGTTGCAAAATATAAATTGTCAAGGTAGGTTATTGCTATAAAACCAAAAAGGAATTCAGATATGAATATATTTGCTACATACGCACAAGAGTTTCTAAAAAAAGAAGATGTGAATAAATACTATACACCTTCTACCCCCATTTCTAACCCTGAATATTTAAAAGGTAGGGATGTTGAGGTTAAGAGTATTTTAGATAACTTAACGGTGCCAGGGCGACACTGTATGATTTATGGTGATAGAGGCATCGGTAAAAGCTCCTTAGCAAATGCAACTGTTATTGGAGGAAGACAGTATAGTGTTCTTTTAGGTGAGTACTTTAATGTAAAGTGTGATACCAATACTAAATTTAAAGATATAGTTTCTGAGTGTGCTATTTTTATTTCACAAAATACGGAAAAATATAAAGAGGAAAAAGTAATAAAGGCAGGACTGTCTGCAAAGTTTTTTAGCTTTTTTACGGGAAATGTGGGGTATGAGGAAAAAATCACTATAGAACGAGATGAGATTACTCCACGCAAAGCAGCCACGACTGTTGGTATAGTTGAAGGCATTCTCGTTGTAGATGAATTTGATGTATTAGAAGACGACACTAAAAAAGCTGTTGCTGAGTTCATTAAACAATTAAGTGATATAAATTCTAAATTGAAAGTTTTACTAGTCGGTATCTCTAAGGATGGGAAAAGCCTTACAGCAGGCCATGAGTCCGTAAATAGATGTTTACATGAGGTATACTTGGGTGGGGTTGATGAGAAACATTTGTTGGAAGTCATTAGTCTGGGTGAAAAAGGTTTAGGATTAACTTTTAGTCAAGATATAAAAAAACAAATAGTTGATATTAGTAATGGATTTCCTTATTTCACCCATTTGCTTTGTAAAGAGGCTGCAGAGGCGGCTATAGCGGAATCTGTCAAGACAATCGATTCGCTTATTTTCGCGAAATCAGTTGAGAAGTCAGTTCAAAATGCAGAAGGGAGATTAAGAAGAGAGTATGAAGATGCTATACGTTCTTCTAAAACGGATGTATATAAAAAAATCCTATACTCTGCATCAAAGTTCAAAAATGAAGAGTTTGGAATGAAAGATTGGATTAGCCAGATACATAAAGATACTGGGACGAGATATAACAATCAAAGTATGAGTAACTATACTGGCCGACTAATTAAGAAAGATTATGGTGCGACAATTAAAAGGTTAAGCAGGGGGGTCTATAAATTTAATGATCCGAGAATGCCAAGCTTTATTCGATTAGCTAATATGTAAAGAAAAAGGCCGTGTTTAACGGCCTTATGTTTATGCTAGTTCATATTTAAATCGTAAACTTCGAAGCGGATCACCTCTTCGCCCAGCCAGTCATTAAGCTCCTGCAGGCGCTTTTGCAGCGGCATCAGCTCGTTGCGGACAAAGACGCGGCTTGCCTTTTCCACGTCACCAAAGCCGCCGGTATTGTTGGGAATGATTCCCATCATTTGCGGCGGTACGCGGTGCGCGGCCATCATGTCATCGCGGCTCACGTTCTTGATGTTCAGAAACTCATCCTTTGCCGCAACTTCCGACAGCGGGATGATCTGGATGCCGTCTTTTTTGCCGTTGGGCGAATACATGAACAAGTTGCGGAAGTTGCCTGGTCCTTTGGCGCTTTTCATGGCCTGGCGGATATTGTTCACGTCCTCCTGGTTCTGCGCGGCATCGGTCATGTACATGATGAAACCCGCATGGCTGCCGTTAATGTAATACTTCCGGCGGAACAGCGTAGCGGACTCGTTGAGCAGGGCGGACGGAATGGCTGAGAGGTAGCCGGGCAGCCCGTAAATTTCCTGGTTAATGTCAGGTTCAAGAAGATGGAAAATGCTTCCCGACGTGAATTCGTAGGGCTGCGTGGTGAATCCATACTGCACAAACCAGTAGGTGTCCAGGTCAAGGCCGCGGCGGGTATATTTCGCCAGAGCTGGCTCCAGCGAGAGAATACCGCCGAGCCGGTTGGTGCGTTTCTCAAGATAGGCGTTGCCGAAGACCAGATAGTCCTGAACGAAACGTGAAAAGGCCTGCTGACTTAGCAGGCGGTGCGGGATATAGGTGCTGCTGAGAATGTCACGCTTAACGGCAATCGGTGAGCTGTGATGTACTGCGGCGCGCCAGGTGCGCGCCAGCCCGTCAAAACTCACCGGCGGTTCATACCAGCGGTCCATCTGCACACACTCCACATAATCCAGCAATTCCCGGCGGTCAAGTACCGGGATCGGATCACCAAAGCTGAATGCTTCTGCCGTTGTCGCGCCGCTGCTCTGTAGAACGCTCTGTTTAGCAGGAGCGCGGTTTTTATTCCTCTTGCCCATCAAAATATCTCCACAATGTTACTGGTGTTGGCGGCTTCGCCCTGCAGCGGTTCGTTAAACAGTGCGTGCATCGTTGCCCAGGCCAGATCAGCATGGCTGGCTTCCTCGCTGCGGCTGGCTTCGTAGGTGGGGCGGTTGCCGCTGGCGGTTGTGGCACGGCGGATAGCCATGAATGACTGCGCGATGTCGGTGTGCCCGGCGTCAAACTCCAGGCGGCGGTGGCTGATAATGTCGTAGGCCTTGAGCACCAGGGCATTTTTGACATTGGGGTTGTAGACAAACTCCCGGACCGCCGGGAAGAACGCTTTGACGTTTTCATAAACGCCGTGGCCGACGCCGGTCGAGTCGATGCCGATATAGGTCACGTTGTACTGCTGCGTTAGCTTTTTGATCGCGTCAGCCTGCGCGCGGAAGTCCATTCCGCGCCACTGGTGCCGCTCAAGAATGCGGAACTTGCCGCCCGGCACGGCTGGCGGAGCCATCACCACGCATCCGGCGCTGTCACCGTTCTGCGTACCTTTCGCCGGGTCATAGCCGATCCAGACTTCGCGCCAGCCAAACGGGCGCAATGCCAGCGCCTGAAAATCGGACCAGACCTCCCAGCTGTCCACCATGCACGCCTGTAGCTCGCTGAGCGGGAAAACCGACGCCAGATCGTCAATAAATTCGCACATCAGCAGGTTCTGGTACTCGTCCGGGCTGTACTCCATGCGCAACTGGTCCAGGTCGAACAGGTTACAGCCGCCGCGCACCGCATCCTCCACGGTGACGATCTGGCGGTACTGACCGTCAGGGCAGAGGAGGCCGGGGGCCAGGCTGCCGTGAGTCAGGTCAATATCCACCTTGTCGGCTTTGTTGCGGCCCCGGTTGAACAGTGCGCCGGACCAGAACGGATAGGCGCTGTGGGTCAGGCTGGATGGCGTGGAAAAATAGGTCTGTCGCCATTTTTTGTGAATGGCCATACCGGACGCAACCTTGCGCAGCTCCTGGAATTTCGGAATCCAGAAATATTCATCCAGGTACAGGTTGCCATGGTAGCTCTGCGCCGTGCGGGCGTTGGTGCCGAGGAAGTACAGGCACGCGCCGTTGCTGAGCGTCATCGGGTCGCCTTTCAGCTCCACATCCACCTCTTTTGCAAAGTCGATGATGTACTGTTTAAAGACGTGCGCCTGCGCCTTACTGGCTGAGAGGAAAATCTGGTTGCGGCCGGTGGTGATGGCGTCAATCAGCGCCTCCCGGGCAAAAAAGAAAGTCGCCCCGATCTGGCGTGATTTAAGCAGGTTGCGGATACGGTGGCGGTTGCCTGCCTCATACCAGTGGCGCTGGTAGGCGAACATCGAACCGTGGAAAACCTCCTGCAGCTTCTCGATCTGTTCGTCGGTAAAAACGTTCTTTTCAGGCTGACGGCGCGGACCCTTGTTGCGGTTGGCTACGTTCGGGTTTAAATCCGCCTCGTTCCCGCCGTCGTTGAATTTACCGATCCGGGCGTGGCGCTCTGACTGGCGCGCCAGCAGGTCAATTTCCTTGAAGTCTTTCCCTTCTTTCTGCTCCTTCATAATGAGCTGGCAGTAACGCGCGGCGGTAGTGAGCTGCATCTGATCCAGCGGCCCATAGTCGCCCCACTTGTCGCGCTTCTTCCAGCTGTGAACGGTTGCAACTTTCTCGCCCAGCATTTCAGCAATGCGGGCTACGCGGTATCCCTGAAAGTACAGCAGCATGGCCTGCCGACGGGGATCGAGGTCTGCGGGGGTCAGTGTTGTGTTCATGGCACAAGCCTACGGCCTTGACAGTGCGCTTTCCCCGGCTGCGGTTTGTATGGCCGACCGCACAAGCGCCGCGCGTTGTTTCGCTCCCCCCATCACCGCAACCATAAGGCTCCAGTAAGTTTTTTCTAACGGAGCAAGGCTCATGACAGTGAAAGCAAAGCGTTTCCGTATCGGGGTGGAAGGTGCCACCACCGACGGGCGCGAAATCCAGCGTGAATGGCTGGAGCAGATGGCGGCCAGCTACAACCCGGAGGTCTACACCGCGCTGATTAACCTTGAGCACATCAAGTCCTATCTGCCGGAAAGCACTTTTAACCGCTACGGCAGGGTGGCGGCACTGGTTGCCGAAGAAATTCAGGACGGCCCGCTGAAAGGGAAAATGGCGCTGTATGCCGACGTGGAGCCGACCAGCTCACTGGTTGAACTGGTCAAGAAAGGCCAGAAGCTTTTCACCTCCATGGAAGTCAGCCCGAAGTTTGCCGACACCGGCAAGGCCTACCTTGTTGGCCTGGCCGCCACTGACGATCCGGCGAGCCTGGGCACCGAAATGCTGACCTTCAGCGCCAGCGCCGCACGAAACCCGCTGGCAAACCGCAAACAGAATCCTGAAAACCTGTTTACCGCCGCCGAAGAAACGCTGATCGAACTGGAAGAAACCCAGAGCGAAAAACCGTCCCTCTTTGCCCGTGTCACTGCGCTGTTTACCAAAAAAGAGCAGACCGATGATGCGCGTTTTTCAGATGTGCATAAAGCCGTTGAGCTGGTCGCCACCGAACAGCAGAACCTGAGCGAGCGCACTGATAAATCCCTGTCCGACCAGGGCGCGCGCATTTCTGAGCTTGAAACTTCGCTGCAGGAGCAGCAGTCCGCCTTTGCCGAGCTTCAGCAGCAGCTGAGCCGTGAAGACAGACGTAAAGATTACCGCCAGCGCGCGCCGGGCGGTGACGCACCGGCAGGCACCCTGACCAATTGCTGATGGAGCATAAAATCCGATGAAAAAGAATACCCGCTTTGCCTTTAACGCTTACCTGCAGCAGCTGGCGCGTCTGAACGGTGTGGAAGTTGAAGAGCTTTCCAGCAAATTCACCGTAGAGCCGTCCGTGCAGCAGACGCTGGAAGACCAGATCCAGCAGTCCGCCGCTTTCCTGACGCTGATTAACATCACGCCTGTTGCGGAGCAGTCCGGGCAGCTGCTTGGCCTGGGCGTAGGTTCCACCATTGCCGGAACCACCGACACCACCACCAAAGAGCGCGAACCTACCGATCCGATGCTGATGGAGGATGTGGAATATAAATGCGAACAGACCAACTTTGACACGGTGCTGACCTACGCAAAGCTGGACCTTTGGGCGAAATATCAGGACTTCCAGGTGCGTGTGCGCAATGCCATTGTCAAGCGCCAGGCACTGGACCGCATCATGATCGGCTTCAACGGCGTGAAGCGCGCCAAAACCTCCAACCGTGAAGAAAACCCGCTGCTGCAGGATGTGAATAAGGGCTGGCTGCAGAAAATCCGCGAAGACGCGCCGGACCACGTAATGGGCAGTACCACCCAGAACGGCACCACCACCGCAGGTGCGGTGAAGGTGGGTAAGGGCGGCGACTATGCCAACCTGGACGCCGTGGTGATGGATGCGGTAAACGAGCTGATCGATGTGGTTTACCAGGACGATGACGAACTGGTGGTTATCTGCGGACGTGAACTGCTGTCTGACAAGTATTTCCCGCTAGTTAACAAAGAGCAGGAGAACAGCGAAAAAATCGCCGCCGATCTGATTATCAGCCAGAAACGCATGGGCGGTCTGCAGGCGGTGCGCGCGCCTTTCTTCCCGGCGAATGCCCTGATGATCACCCGCCTGGATAACCTGTCCATCTACTGGCAGGAGGACACCCGCCGCCGTTCTGTTATCGACAACCCGAAGCGTGACCGGATCGAAAACTTTGAGTCCGTCAACGAAGCGTATGTGATTGAAGACTATCGCTGCGCGGCACTGGTCGAAAACATCGAAATCGGTGATCACACCGCGCCAGCTGCGCCGGAAGGTGGGGAGTAACGCATGAGCCTGAGTCCCGCACGGCAGCACCGCCTGCGCATTCAGGCCGAACAGGCCGCCCGGGAGGGCGGCAGTGTTCGCCATGCGTCCGGCTATGACCTGATGCTGCTCCAGCTCGCAGAAGACCGCCGCCGCCTTAAGGGCGTCCAGTCCACCGTGAAAAAGGCTGCAATCAAGGTGGAGCTTCTGCCGAAGTATGCCGCCTGGGCGGAGGGCGTGCTGGCTGCCGGAGGTGCGCAGCAGGATGACGTGCTGATGTACGTGATGCTGTGGCGTATCGATGCCGGTGATTATGCCGGTGCGCTGGAAATAGGGCGTCATGCGCTGCGCCATGGCTGGGTGATGCCGCTGGGAAACCGCAACGTGCAGACCGTCCTGGCGGAAGAAATGGCGGACGCCGCACAAAGCGCCCTGCTGGCCGCCACCGGTTTTGATGCCGATCTGCTCCTGCAGACGCTGGATCTGACAAGCGATCTGGATATGCCGGACCAGTCCCGGGCGCGCCTGCATAAAGCCATCGGCGCGGTACTGAGCGAAAGTAACCCAGCTTCTGCCCTGAATCACCTTACCCATGCGCTGCAGCTCGATCCCCGATGCGGCGTGAAAAAAGAAAAGCAGCAGCTGGAGCGCAAATTGCGCAGTGACAGCCGCTAAAGAACGTGCCCCGCGCACGGGCGGCACGGGGTGGCGAAAGGCATTGCCACATCAAAACCCCGTCCACCGCCCACTATTTCAGGAGAAAGCCGAATGCAGTTTATTGCGCCAGAGCAGGCACCAGAACAGGCGGACGTTATTAAAAATACGCCGTTCTGGCCTGATGTGGACCTGTCGGAATTTCGTAGCGTGATGCGCACTGACGGCACGGTGACGCAGCCACGTCTCAGGCAGGTTGCACTAACAGCAATTTCTGAGGTTAACGCTGAACTGTACGACTTCCGCAACCGCCAGCAAATGCTGGGCTGTAAAGCCCTGGCTGATGTGCCGTCAGAAATGCTGGACGGCAGAAGCCAGCGCATTCAGCACTACCTTAACGCCGTTTATTGCTGGGCGCGTGCCGTGCTCAATGAGCGTTATCAGGATTATGACGCCACGGCATCAGGAGTGAAACGAGGGGAGGAGCTGGCGGAGGCCAGCGGCGATCTATGGCGCGATGCCCGCTGGGCTATCAGCCGGGTGCAGGATGCACCGCACTGCACGGTGGAGCTTATCTGATGAAAGTGCGTGCGCACCAGTATGACACGGTGGACGCGCTTTGCTGGCGTCATTACGGGCGCACGCAGGGTGTCACTGAGCAGGTTCTGCAGGCAAATCCGGGGCTGGCTGAGCATGGCCCTTTTTTACCGCACGGGCTGCAGGTGGAAATGCCGGATATACCGGCAGCAACCACGGCGCAGACCGTCCAGCTATGGGACTGAAATATGACGCTTGAACGAATCAGCGCCTTTATCACTTACTGCATCGCCTTGCTGCTTGCATACCTGGGCGATCTGTCACTTAAGGATGCGTCAACAGTTGGTGGCGTGCTGATAGGTGTGCTGATGCTGGCGATCAACTGGTACTACAAACACAAAACCTACCAGCTGCTGCGCAGCGGGCAAATCACGCGGGGGGAGTATGAATCCTTCAATCGTTAAGCGCTGCCTTGTCGGGGCGGTGCTGGCTATCGCCGCCACCCTGCCCGGTTATCAGTCACTTCATACCTCTGTTGAGGGGCTGAAATTGATTGCCGATTACGAGGGATGCCGCCTGCAGCCTTACCAGTGCAGCGCGGGCGTGTGGACTGACGGGATCGGTAATACGTCCGGTGTGATGCCGGGCAAAACCATCACGGAACGGCAGGCGGCGCAGGGACTTATCACCAACGTGCTGCGCGTGGAGCGGGCGCTGGAAAAATGTGTGGTGCAGCAGATACCGCAAAAGGTCTATGACGCTGTAGTGTCGTTTGCTTTCAACGTGGGCACCGGCAATGCCTGCAGCTCCACGCTGGTTAAGTTGCTGAACCAGCGGCGCTGGGCGGACGCCTGCCATCAACTGCCACGCTGGGTATATGTAAAAGGTGTGTTTAATCAGGGGCTGGATAACCGCCGTGAGCGGGAAATGGCCTGGTGCTTAAAAGGAGCGTAACGCAATGAAAAACAAAATCATGAACGTGTTGTTTCAGATCGCCTGGGTGGCGCTGTTAATGGCCTCGCTGTTTTATCCACGCAGCATCGCCCCGGTCCTCGTCGTTGCCGCCATCTGGATCATGAGCATTTTAACCTGGGCGCTGTCCCTCTGCGGAGTGGTTGGAGTAATTGCCGGGGGGGCAGCAAGGCACGCCATCAAAGAACCACTGAAAAAATTCTTTACCACCCCGGATAAGCCTTTGCTCAGCTGGTTAATGAAAATCCTGATTATTGTCTGCCTGGCATGGTCCGGCTGGGTGTTAACTCTGGTGGTTTATGTGCTGACGGTGTTGGTTTATCGGGTTGTCCGTTCTCAGTTGTCAGTGGCGGCGACAGTCTGATGCGTGCGATGGCGGCAGTGCTGGCGCTGGCGCTTGCGTTGCTGGGCTGGCAGTCATGGCGGCTTAACAATGCAAGACAGACCATCGAGACGCAGGTTGCGGCGCTGAAAAGTAAATCGCAGGAACTGACGAAGAAAAACAGCCAGCTGATCGGCCTGTCCATTCTGAACGAAACCAACAGCCGGGAGCAGACGCGGCTTTATGCGGCGGCGGAACAGACCTCCGCTCTGCTGCGCAGCCGACAGCACCGGATAGAGGAACTGAAACGTGAAAATGAGGATTTGCGCCGCTGGGCTGATGCTCCTTTGCCTGCTGACATTATCCGGCTGCGGGAACGTCCGGCCCTCGCCGGAGGTGCAGCTTACCGTGAGTGGCTGTCCCAGAGTGACGCAGTGCCGCCTGGAAAGGTCAGCGCCGCGCAGTAACGGCGATCTGAATGCAGCGCTGGATGAAACGGAGGCCGCCTGGGCGGCGTGTGCTGACAAAGTGGACACGATAATTGCGTGCCAGGAGCGAGACAATGAACAAGCCGCAGTCTTTACGCAACGCCCTGAATGAGGCTGTGCCGTATGTCCGCAATAACCCGGACAAGCTGCACCTGTTTGTGGATAACGGCTCACTGGTGGCAACCGGTGCCAGCTCCATGTCATGGGAATACCGCTACACCCTGAACGTAGTGATCGAGGATTTCAGCGGGAACCAGAATCTGCTGATGGCCCCCGTTCTGCTGTGGCTCACTGCCAATCAACCTGACGCTATCAATAACCGTGAGTTGCGCGAAAAGCTGTTCACCTTTGATGTGGATATCCTGCGCAATGATGTGTGCGATATCAGTCTGAACCTGCAGTTGACGGAGCGAGTGCTGGTAAGCACTGACGGGGGCATGTCGAGCGTTGAGGCAGTGCCGGAACCGGAAGTAGCGGAAGAAATGTGGACGGTGAAACATGGGTGAGCTGCAGAGGGTGGATGACTGGCTGGCGGCGTTGCTGGCGAATCTTGAACCTGCCGCGCGCAGCCGCATGATGCGGCAGCTGGCGCAGGAGCTGCGCCGCACGCAGCAACAAAACATCAGGCTGCAGCGCAATCCCGACGGAAGCGGCTATGAGCCGCGCCGGGTCACGGCACGCAGTAAGAAGGGGCGAATTAAACGCCAGATGTTTGCGAAACTTCGCACCACTAAATACCTGAAAACAGAAGCCAGTGCGGACTCTGCCAGCGTGCAATTTGACGGCTCAGTGCAGCGCATTGCCCGCGTTCATCATTACGGTCTGCGTGATCGCGTCAGCCGCAAAGGGCCGGATGTTCGCTACTCCCAGCGCCGCCTGCTGGGCGTGAATGACGAAGCGGAAGCACTAACCCGTGACACTCTAATGCAGTGGTTGGCAAATAAATCATAAGCGCCATCTTGAAATGTGCCTCATAGGGTGGTTTTCAAGAATCCATCTTGCAATCTCGCCAATATTTCCTTTTTCATTAGCAAATATTTCTGCTGTTCGTGGTGAAAGCATTGGGCTGCTGTTTCCGATTGGCTCATTTAATTTTATATATTCATAACGAAAGTCATATTTCCAATTTGCTATTGCAGCTATGCTTAGTGCGATATTTGTGTGTTTTAGTTTGTGATAAGTTTTCTTGGCAATTTCTGGGCTGCATCTTTCTCCTAGTACAACGGATTTGATAGCTTCAAGAGGTATTTCATTTGTGTAAACATCCCATTGCTTTCTTTTGGTTTTGATTTTTTTGCAGTCACGTAGGGATCTAATTAATCTCCACTCTCTTTCATAGCTCCACACATCAGGCTTAATGCACAAATCTGCGACAGGGATACGTTCGTTGTGAAGGAAGTAGTCCATATGGATAATGGGTCGATTTTTACTATATTTTACTTCGGATAAGCCGTGGAAGTATTCATGCTCATCATCAAATTCTATTACGGCACCGCTATACTCGTCTGCATAGTGTGCCCACATAAGATGTGAATCATGATTTTTTGATAGGCATAAAATGCCAATGTGGTTGTTTAAATCGCTTATGAGTTCACGCGAAAATACATCATTGCAATTCTCATCTTCAAAGTTGCTATCCAATAAGTAGTTATCAATCAATCTCTCTTTAGTTAACACATCAAAGCTAAACGTTTGTACTCCGGCTTCAACGGTGGGGGGGGTATATACCTCTAATGCTAATTCAAATGGATCATTAAAGCCTCCAGGCTGTGTAAAGCGTATAGAACCATCAAGAATAAAACCTAGAGCATCGGCTGTAACATATTTATAAATGGACATTTTTATCTCAGAATTTTTGACAGCGCTTATTGTGCTGAAAGCTATACAAGATTAGCTGCGTGTTTGGAAGGAAAAGTTTCGGCATCGTTAGATGTATGAATGCACAACTTACCGAAATCATGCGCCTTATCACTAATCTGATCCGCACCGGCACCGTGACCGAAGTGGACCGGGAAAACTGGCTGTGCCGGGTAAAGGTGGGCGAGCTTGAAACCAACTGGATTAACTGGCTGACACTGCGTGCCGGCGGCGGTCGCACCTGGTGGTGTCCGTCACCGGATGAACAGGTGGTGGTGCTGAGCCTGGGCGGCAATCTGGAAACCGCCTTTGCGCTGCCCGCCATTTACTCCAATCAGTTTGCACCGCCGTCGGATTCCGTGGACGGCTGTGTGACGGAATACCCGGACGGGGGCTGGTTTGAGTACGAGCCCGCCACCGGGCGCTGGCACGTCAAAGGCATCAAATCCATGGTGATCGAGGCGGCTGACAATATCACCCTGAAAACCGGTGAGTTTGTTGTGGAGGCTGACAGCACCCGTATTAACAGCGAAGTCGTGATCAACGGCAGCGTCACCCAGGGCGGCGGCGCGATGAGTTCTAACGGGATCGTGGTGGATGACCATGCCCATATCAAAGTCATGAAAGGCGGCGACACCTCGGGAGGCCCGGTATGACGCTGTATATCGGCATGAGTCAGGGTAACGGCAGGGCTATCACTGATACGGAACACCTGCGCCAGTCAGTACGGGATATTCTGCTGACCCCGCAAGGGAGCCGAATTGCGCGCCGGGAATATGGCTCCCTGCTGTCTGCCCTGATAGACCAGCCGCAGAACCCGGCGCTGCGCCTGCAGATCATGTCTGCGGTTTACGTAGCCCTGAGCCGATGGGAGCCACGGCTTACGCTGGATTCCATCACTATCAGCAGCAGCTTTGACGGCTCAATGGTGGTTGAGCTAACCGGGAAGCGCAATAACGGCGCGTCTGTATCCCTTTCAGTGCCAACAGGAGCAGATAATGGCAGTAATTGACCTTTCCCAGCTCCCGGCCCCGCAGATTATTGAGGTGCCGGACTTTGAAGCGCTGCTTGCTGAGCGCAAGGCAGCTTTTGTGGCCCTTCATCCGGTGGATGAACAGGACGCGGTGCGGCGCACACTTGAGCTGGAATCTGAACCCGTCACCAAATTACTGCAGGAAAACACATACCGGGAAATCCTGCTGCGTCAGCGAATCAATGAGGCTGCGCAGGCGGTCATGGTGGCTTATGCCATGGGTAGTGATCTCGATCAGCTGGCAGCCATTAATAACGTAAAACGACTTACGATCATTCCCGGAGACCCGACGGCGATTCCGCCGGTTCAGGCGGTGATGGAGTCTAATAATGATTTACGCCAGCGCATACCGGCGGCAATGGAGGGTTTGAGCGTTGCTGGCCCATCTGCTGCCTATGAATTTCACGCGCGGAGTGCTGATGGCCGTGTGGCTGATGCGTCAGCTATCAGCCCGACACCGGCAAATGTCACCGTTACCATACTTTCCCGTGAAGGAGATGGAACGGCAGCAGCAGACCTGCTCGCTGTTGTGGCTGCCGCACTCAATGATGAAAGTGTGCGCCCGGTGGCTGACCGGGTAACAGTGCAGTCTGCCTCCATCGTGAATTACACGATTAATGCCCAGCTCTATCTCTATCCGGGGCCGGAGGCGGAGCCTATTAAAGCGGCCGCTATTGAGCGGCTGCAATCCTACATTAAAGCCCAGGCACGGCTGGGACGTGATATCCGCAGATCTGCCATTTACGGTGCGCTCCATGTGGAAGGGGTCCAGCGTGTAGAGCTGACTGCGCCTGCAGTTGATGTGGTGCTGGATAAATCAAAAGCGGCTTACTGCACAGCAGCAACCGTAACCATCGGGGGAACGGATGAATAGCCTTCTCCCGCCGGGATCGTCTGTCCTTGAGCGCCGACTGGCGCAGGCCTGCAGTGATATCAGCAACCTTGATGTGCCATTACGTGACCTGTGGAACCCATGGACATGCCCGGTGAAGTTTCTGCCCTATCTGGCGTGGGCGTTTTCGGTTGACCGCTGGGATGAAGCCTGGGCAGAGAACGTCAAGCGCCAGGCTGTCAGTGACGCCTTTTTCATTCACCGCCGCAAAGGGACGCTTGCCGCTATCCGCAGCGCAGTTGGCCCGCTCGGGCGAATCATCGGCATTACAGAATGGTGGGAAAACAATGCCACACCCGGCACGTTCGAACTGGACATTGGTGTGCCGGAAAGTGGCATGACGCCAAACATGAACACCGAAATGGACAGGCTAATCAGTGACGCCAGGCCCGTCAGCCGTCACTGCTCAATCAACATCGTTCAGGAAGTGCCGGGTTATCTGTACACCGGCGGCGTCGTCTATGACGGCGACATTATTACGGTTTACCCAGGGTAATTATCATGGCGAAATTTAAAACTATTATCACCACAGCAGGTGCCGCAAAAATCGCGGCGGTTCTGGCTGGCACCGCCAGCATTGTTCTGGACAATACCGCGAAAATGGCCGTGGGTGATGGCGGCGGAATGCTGCCCACCCCGAACCCTGCCCAGACAAAACTGGTCAGAGAGGTCCATCGCGCCTCGATAAACCGCGCGAGTATTGATGCCAGCGACCCGAAAAATATTGTTGCTGAGTTGGTAATCCCACCGGAAACGGGCGGTTTCTGGATCCGTGAAATGGCGCTCTATGATGCCGCGGGTTCGCTGCTTGCCGTAGGTAATATGGCAGAAACCTATAAGCCGTCATTAAGCGAAGGTGCAGGTCGAAAGATGGTTATTCGCATGGTGATAGCCGTCAGCGAGGTCAACGCGATCACTATCACTATGGACGGCACTACCGTGATGGCCACGCAGGATTATGTTGATAGTGAAATCGACAAACACGCAAAATCCCGCAACCACCCGGACGCTACCCTGACTGAAAAAGGGTTTACGCAGCTCAACAGTGCCACGAACAGCACATTAGAAACGCAAGCCGCCACTCCAAAAGCAGTGAAAACTGTCATGGATGAAGTCAAACTCAAAGCACCTCTGGCAAGTCCCTCACTGACAGGTAAGCCAACTGCACCAACAGCAGCGCAGACGGTTAGCGATACGCAAATTGCCACTACTGCTTTCGTTAAGGCGGCTATCGACGCGCTGATTAACTCCTCACCAGGCGTGCTGGATACACTGGGAGAACTGGCGGCGGCTCTCGGAAATGATCCGAACTTTGCAACTACTATGGTCAACGCCCTTGCAGCCAAGGCTCCGCTTGCCAGTCCAGCACTTACCGGCACGCCGACGGCACCAACAGCAGCGCAGACGGTTAGCAATACGCAAATAGCTACCACTGCTTACGTAAAAGCAGCGATCACTGCGCTTGTTAACTCTTCCCCTGGCGCACTGGATACGCTAAGCGAACTGGCGGCGGCTCTCGGAAACGATCCGAACTTTGCGACTACCATGGTCAACGCCCTGGCAGCCAAAGCCCCTCTTGCCAGCCCAGTATTAACAGGAAAGCCAACAGCGCCAACGCCGCCGCAGGCCTCAAGTGATACGCAGCTGGCGACAACCGAATTTGTCACCCGCGCGGTGGCGCCCGCATTATTAATGAGGGGCAACCTGCCAAATAATGCCAACCTGAACAACTACGGGCCGACACCCGATTTTATTGGTATCTGGAGCTTTGGTACTGCCGGGGCCACCGTTGCTAACGGATTCCCGGAAAATAACGCGCAAGGCATACTTGAAGTGTTTAGCGGGGGGCCATGGTCAGGAACTCAGCGATTTACACACAGAGATGGGAATATTTACACCCGAACTTTAACGGCAGCATGGAATGCCACAACCATGCCTTGGTCTGCGTGGAATTTAGCGGGTTACCGTCCTAACTCAACGTATGTTGATGATTGTGACTTAATGAAATCTGCTGGCGCTTTCCCATGCAGAGCGGCCACACTGAATAAGCCAACTGGTGTTACGCAGGGTGGGTGGTTATTTGTTACAGACCACGTCGCCGCAGGCAATATTCTGCAGATTTACCACACCGCGACCACCGCGCCTGCGGACCAAGCTAACCGCCGCTACTCACGCACATTTAATGGCACTGTTTGGTCTGGATGGAAGCTGCTGGGTGGGACTGATGCGCTGAATGATTTAGGCTATGGCCTTACTGCATCCCCACGCATCACGTCGTTCGATTGGCAGCAAGCTGACTTTCTGACCGGCTCACTGCAAACCTTTGTGTTTTCATCATCATTAAATCCACCATCTGGTGTGAGCTACAACACCAATACAACGGTAACAGCAACGACGATTCAGAAAAACTCCAACGCAGCGGTTATAAAACTTAACTCTCTGTCAGCTTCAAATGGTGACAGGAGTGAATATATTATCGTGGTGACAGGGGCCGCTGGCTCTCGTTCTTTTAATGTGGTCAGAAGTTACAATAGTGATTCTTCAACTGTCATTCCACTTACTAACGGTGGTCTTGGCGCAACCACGCCAGAGGGTGGTCGCAAAACGTTGGGCTTTGAGGATCTGGGATATGGCGCTGCTGCTCCGGTCTTAGGCAGTTTAGACTGGCAAACATTCAATTTTGTTCCCGGTGGACAATATGCTTGCATGGTTTCTAACCAATCAAACATCCCAGCAGGAATAAACTCTGTTTCTAGCAGTGTTCTAAGTGGCATTAATGTCTTGGCATCGCGTCAGGCGTCAGGCGATGCCCCACTAATCCTGTTGATCACACAATTTTCAACGCAGGCCACAGCTAAAAGTTACTTTGTTGTGGTGTCCGGTTCCACTGGAAGCCGTGCATTCGCCGTGTATGAAAACTTCACGTCAGCCAGTGTGATCCCTGTCGCCAACGGCGGCACTGGCGGTAAAACACCAACAGAGGCGCGAACAAACCTTGGCGTTAAAGATGCGGCATTACGGGATGTCGGCGATGTTACAAATAAAATCCCTGACATGTCTTATTTTATTGGTATTCGAGAGGCTAAAGGCTACCAGAGGATACCTGGAGGAATGATTATGCAGTGGGGGCGAGTGAACGTTGTTACCGCAAGCTCATCTGCGGACATCATCATTGACCAGTTCAAGGTTCCTTTCCCAGGCGCAACTCTTCATTGTTGGGCAACTGTAGAACAAACGAATGTGAATATCCCGTGTTTTGCTGTCGCAGAGTCAATTAACAAGAACGAAATACGGTTACAGGCAGTATCGATTGATGTGATTAATAAATCCGTTTCGCAGGGGCAAATTGTTCCTGTTTCGTGGCTGGCTATAGGATATTAATAATGAACATGCAGATCCAACAAATTGCAGAAGAACCGTTCGAAACGACAGAATCAGTGGAATTAGAGCCAGGAGAACCTGTCGATATCCCCGACAGATACATTTTCAGCAACAACGGATTTTATCCCCTGTCGATGAAGGATGTTTATTTAAAAGCTGGTAGCTGGCCTGAAAGCGGTGTGGAGGTTGATGGCAATGTTTTCTCGACATTCACAGCAACGCCACCTCCAGGTAAAACCCGTGGGCAAGATGAAAATGGCTCCCCGGTCTGGGTTGATTTGCCGTTACCTACAAGGGAGGAGTTGGTTTTGTCTGCGTTAAGCGAAAAGCAGTGGCGCATAAAAATTGCCAATGATTACATGAACGCGCGGCAATGGCCCGGAAAGGCAGCAATGGGGCGGCTGAAAGAAACAGAGAAAGATCAGTACAATCTGTGGCTGGATTACCATGATGCACTGGAGGCAGTGGATACCTCGACAGCGCCCAACATTGAATGGCCTGCGGAACCAGAACAGGAATCCATACGATAGCGGCTTAGTTGTATGGTCTTCTGAACAATGGCCAGTAAGTGAACATGTGTATAAATGCCAGCAACATGTAGCGGAAACCTCACGAGGAGAACCGCTACATGGCTCAGGATTATCACCACGGCGTGCGCGTTGTTGAAGTTAACGACGGCACCCGATCAATTACCACGGTAAGCACCGCTATCGTGGGCATGGTTTGCACCGGCGACGATGCAGATGCGTCCATGTTCCCCCTCAACAAGCCGGTCCTGCTGACCGATGTGCTGACCGCCAGCGGCAAGGCGGGCGAGTCCGGCACGCTGGCACGCTCGCTGGATGCGATTGCAGACCAGGCAAAACCTGTGACGGTTGTCGTGCGTGTGGCGCAGGGCGAAACCGAAGCGGAAACCACCTCCAACATTATCGGCGGCGTGACCGCTGACGGTAAAAAAACCGGTATGAAGGCTCTGCTTTCGGCGCAATCGCAGCTCGGTGTTAAGCCGCGCATTCTCGGTGCGCCAGGGCATGACACGCAGGCGGTTGCCACTGAGCTGCTCAGCGTGGCGCAGAGCCTGCGCGGGTTTGCCTACCTGTCCGCCTATGGCTGCAAAACGGTGGAGGAGGCTATTGCTTATCGCGATAACTTCAGCCAGCGCGAAGGGATGTTGATCTGGCCTGACTTCATCAACTTTGACACCGTGCTGAATGCAGATGCGAAGGCTTACGCCTCCGCCCGTGCGCTCGGCCTGCGCGCCAAAATTGACGAACAGACCGGCTGGCACAAAACCCTGTCCAACGTGGGCGTGAACGGCGTAACCGGCCTTTCTGCAGATGTGTTCTGGGATCTGCAGGACGCGGCCACCGATGCGGGACTGCTGAACCAGAACGATGTGACCACTCTGATCCGCAAAGACGGCTTCCGCTTCTGGGGTTCACGCTGCCTCAGCGACGATCCGCTGTTTGCCTTTGAAAACTACACCCGCACGGCGCAGGTGCTGGCTGACACCATTGCAGAAGCGCACATGTGGGCGGTGGATGGTGTGCTTAACCCGTCACTGGCCCGCGACATTATCGAAGGTATCCGCGCCAAACTGCGCAACCTGAAAACGCAGGGCTACATCATCGGCGCAGACTGCTGGCTGGATGAGTCCGTGAACGATAAGGACTCCCTGAAAGCCGGGAAGCTCACTATCGACTACGACTACACGCCGGTGCCACCGCTTGAAAACCTGATGCTGCGCCAGCGCATCACCGATCAATACCTGCTGGATTTCTCCAGCCGGGTCAGCGCGTAAGGGGACCCCATGGCTTTACCACGCAAGTTAAAACACCTGAACCTGTTCAACGCGGGTAACAACTGGCAGGGGATCGTTGAGTCCGTAACCCTGCCGAAATTCACGCGCAAGTTTGATAAGTATCGCGGCGGTGGTATGCCCGGCTCGGTGGATATCGATCTGGGGCTGGATGACGGTGCACTGGACACGGAATTTACAGTTGGCGGCACCGAACTGCTGTTATTCAAGCAGATGGGGGCAACGACTGTTGACGGCATTCAGCTGCGCTTTACCGGCTCCATTCAACGTGACGACACCGGGGAAGTGCAGGCCGTGGAGCTGGTCGTGCGCGGACGTCATAAGGAGCTGGATTCCGGGGAGTGGAAGACCGGCGAAAGCAACACCACCAAAGTCAGCAGCACCAACAGCTACGCGAAGCTGACCATTAACGGCGAAGTGCTCTATGAGGTCGATCTGGTCAACATGATTGAAATCGTTGACGGCGTGGACCTGATGGAAGCGCACCGTAACGCGCTGGGCCTCTGATTGACCTTAACGGCGCGGGTAGCCGCGCCAGTAACCCATTAACAGGAAAAGAACATGACCGACAAGCTGACCGAAAAGACCGTACAGCTGGATACCCCTATCAAGCGCGGTAACAGTGAAATCACGGAAATTGTGCTGCGCAAACCCCAGTCCGGCGCACTGCGAGGCACCCGCCTGCAGGCCATTATGGATATGGATGTGGGTGCAATGATGACCGTCATTCCGCGAATCTCCACCCCGACTCTGACGGCGCAGGAAATGGCAGAACTGGACCCCGCCGATCTCACCGCGCTCTCGGTTGAGGTGGTGACTTTTTTGTTGAAGAAGTCGGTGCTTGCCGGTTTACCGACAGCCTGACGGTTGACGATCTGGTGGCAGATATTGCCACCATTTTTCACTGGCCGCCGTCCGTCACTGACGTTATGCCGCTGACCGAAGTGCTGGAGTGGCGGCATAAAGCGATTCAGAGAAGCGGGGCCACCGATGAGTGACACTAACCTGCGTCTGCAGGTGATTCTTAATGCGGTTGATAAACTCACCCGCCCATTCCGTACTGCGCAGGCCAGCTCTAAAGAGCTGGCTACCGCCATCCAACAGAGCCGCGCCAGGCTGAAAGAGCTGGACGCTCAGGCGGGCAAAATTGAAGGCTTTCGTAAAACCAGCGCGCAGCTGGCCGTCACCGGTAACAACCTTAAAGCTGCCCGCGAAGAAGCGGCCCGGCTCGCCACGCAGTTTACCGATACAAACCGTCCGACGGCGGCACAGGCCCGCCTGCTTGAGCAGGCCAGAAACCGCGTTTCGGAGCTGCAGACCAAATACAACGGCCTGCGTCAGTCGGTGCAGAAGCAACGCCTTGCGCTGAACGAGGCCGGAATGGATACCCGGAAGCTCAGCAGCGCACAGCGCGAGCTGCGCCAGAATGCGGACGAAACCCGGCAGGCACTGGACCGTCAGCAGAAGTCCCTTAAACGACTCGGTGAGCAGCAGGCCAGGGTTAATGCCGTCAGGGAGCAGTATTCCCGGAGCCTGGAAGTGCGGGATCGCATCGCCGGAGCAGGGGCCACAACCTCAGCCGCAGGGCTGGCAATGGGCGCGCCGGTCGTGGCGGCGGTGAAAAGCTATGCCAGCATGGAAGATGCCATGAAAGGTGTGGCAAAGCAGGTCAATGGACTGCGTGACGATGATGGCAACCGGACCGCCCGGTTCTATGAAATGCAGGATGCGATCAAGGCTGCCAGTGAACAGCTGCCCATGGCAAATGGCGCGGTGGACTACGCCGCCCTGGTCGAGGGAGGCGCACGTATGAACGTGGCGAACCCGAATGACTCATGGGAAGACCAGAAGCGTGACCTTCTGGCCTTTGCCAGTACGGCAGCCAAAGCGGCAACTGCCTTTGAACTGCCCGCCGATGAACTGTCCGAAGGCCTGGGGAAAATCGCCAGTCTCTATAAGGTGCCAACCCGTAACATTGAGCAGCTGGGCGATGCACTGAACTACCTGGACGATAACGCCATGTCAAAGGGCGCGGACATTATCGACGTGCTGCAGCGCATGGGTGGCGTGGCCGACCGGCTGGACTTCCGCAAGGCAGCCGCGCTTGGCTCCACGTTCCTGTCACTTGGCGCTGCGCCGGAGGTGGCAGCCAGCGCTGCAAACGCTATGGTGCGTGAGCTGTCCATTGCCACCATGCAAAGTGACCGCTTTATGGATGGCTTGGATATGCTGAAGCTCAAGCCTGAGCAGCTTGAGAAGCAGATGACGAAGGATGCCATGGGCACTATTCTGCGGGTGATGGAAAAGGTGGAAAAGCTGCCGCAGGACAAACGCCTGTCCGCCATGACGATGCTGTTTGGCAAGGAATATGGCGATGATGCGGCAAAACTGGCTAACAACCTGCCGGAGCTGCGCCGCCAGTTGCAGCTCACTGCCGGTAGTGGCGCCAATGGCTCAATGCAGAAAGAGTCCGACATCAACCGGGATTCACTTTCTGCGCAGTGGATGCTGGTAAAAACGGGGGCGCAAAACGCTTTCAGCAGTCTGGGCGAAACGCTGCGCCAGCCACTGATGGATATTATGGATTACGTGAAAAGCGTAACCGGGGCGCTGCGCCGCTGGATTGAAGTTAACCCGCAGCTTGCGGGCACGCTGATGAAAGTGGCAGCCGCTACTGCCGCGATCACATTAGGGTTAGGTGCGTTGGCTGTTGTTGTGGCTGCCGTGCTGGGACCGCTTGCTTTACTGCGTTTCGGGATGGGGATGCTTACCACGCGCGGGCTTTCAAGGGTAGGCCCGCTTCTGGGGGGATTGGGCCGGGCATTTTCTTTGCTCGCACCGGGGCTGGCTATGTCAGGCGGAGGTCTGCAGCGGCTTTTCGGAATGATCACTGGCGGAGCTGCTGGAGAGTCTGTCAGCTGGCTTGAGAAAATCCGTGCTGCCCTGGCCTCTTTAAGAGGGGATAGCGATAGTGAAAATGGAATTCTGGATGCTTTCAGGGAGGGCGCGCTTGAGAAGATTAAAGAGAAAGCGCAGGAAGCCGGGCAGACCCTGGTCGCCTCGTTTCGTAACCCCATGGCGGTAGTGCGCGGACTCAGCGCACAATTTCGCGGTTTGATCGGCGCTGCCATTACACCTTTTGCTGCTTCTGTACGCGGGGCAGGCGGCGTGCTGATGTGGCTGGTTAAGTCGCCATTTGCTTTATTACGCACCGCATTGATGGGCGTTGCATGGGCTGTGGGCGCATTACTAAGTCCCGTCGGGCTGGTAGTTGCTGCGCTTACGGGTGTAGCGCTTGTCATCTGGAAATACTGGCAACCTATCGGCGCATTTCTGGGCGGTGTGGTGGAAGGATTCAGGGCGGCGGCAACGCCCATCAGCGCAGCCTTTGAGCCTGTCCGGCCTTTGTTCCAGTGGATAGGGGATAAAGTGCAGTCACTCTGGGGGTGGTTCCGGGATCTGCTGATGCCGGTTAAATCCACGGCTGAGGAGCTGAACAACGCAGCCGCCATGGGGAAAAGGTTTGGTGAGGCTCTGGCTGAAGGCCTGAGCATGGTCATGCAGCCGCTGGAGTCTCTGAAATCGGGCGTAACGTGGCTTCTGGAAAAGCTGGGAATTGTCAGCCAGGAAGCTGCGAAGGCGAAGCTGCCGGACCAGGTGGTGCGGCAGCAGTCCGCCACGGTGAACAGTGACGGCAAAGTGGTGTTGCCGCCAGGCGGATTCCCTGCGATGGGTTTTGCGGGCATGTACGACAACGGGGGCGCTATCCCGCGCGGCCAGTTTGGCATAGTCGGCGAGAATGGCCCCGAAATTGTGAACGGCCCGGCAAATGTGACCAGCAGGCGGCGCACGGCAGCGCTGGCATCGGTTGTGGCCGGAACCCTGGGCATGGCGGTGACACCTGCAGAGGCCGCACCCCTGCATCCGTTCAGCCTTCCCGCAACGGCATACAAACAGAGCCAGCCCGCAAAGGTGGAGCGCGCACCGGCAGTAATGCACTTTGAAACGCACGCGCCGATCACAATTTATGCGCAGCCAGGGCAGAACCCGCAGGATATTGCGCGCGAAGTTGCCCGCCAGCTCGACGAGCGCGAACGCCGCACCCGCGCGAAGTCGCGCAGCAATTACAGTGACCAGGGGGGATATGAATCATGATGATGGTGCTGGGGCTATACGTTTTCATGCTGCGCACGGTGCCTTATCAGGAGCTGCAGTATCAGCGCAACTGGCGGCACGCGGTGAACAGCCGCATCAATCGCCGTCCGTCAACGCAGTTTCTTGGACCGGATAACGATTCGCTGACGCTTTCCGGTGTCCTGCTGCCGGAAATTACCGGCGGCAGGCTGTCACTGCTGGCCCTGGAGCAGATGGCAGAACAGGGCAAGGCATGGCCGCTGATTGAGGGGAGCGGGACTATTTATGGCATGTTCGTGATCGAGAGCCTGAACCAGACAAAGACGGAGTTTTTCGAAAGCGGGATGGCGCGGCGGATTGAGTTCACGCTGACGCTCAAACGGGTGGATGAATCGCTGTCCAATATGTTTGGCAGCCTGAGTGGCCAGCTGAGTAACCTGAAAGACTCCGCATCGTCCGCGATAGGGAATATTACTAATACGGTTGGAGGACTGCTGCAGTGAATTTCAATTCTGAACTCCTCAGTCTGTACGGCAAAAGTCCGGCCTTTAACATCGTCATCGAAGGTAAGGACGTAACAACAACACTGGACAAGCGCCTGATGAGCGTCACGCTCACTGATAACCGGGGCTTTGAAGCGGACCAGCTTGATCTGGAACTGGATGACGCGGACGGGCAGATTGTCCTGCCGCGTCGCGGTGCGGTTATTCAGTTTGCGCTGGGGTGGGAAGGCCAGCCGCTTTTCCCTAAAGGGGCGTTTACCGTCGATGAAATTGAGCACAGCGGGGCACCTGATCGCCTCACGATTCGCGCCCGCAGTGCTGATTTCCGGGCAACCCTGAATATCCGCCGTGAAAAGTCCTGGCATCAGACAACCGTGGGGGACGTTATCAGAGAAATCGCCACCCGCCATAATCTCAAAATGGCATTAGGGCAGGACTTGTCAGGCCTGTCGCTGGATCACCTGGACCAGACGAACGAAAGCGACGCGAGCTTTCTGATGAAGCTGGCGCGTCAGTACGGTGCTATAGCGTCAGTCAAAAGCGGCAATCTGCTGTTTATCCGGCAGGGGCAGGGGAGAACGGCAAGCGGAAAGCCGCTGCCGGTTGTGACCATCACGCGAAAGGAGGGTGACGGCCACCGTTTTACCCTGGCAGATCGTGGCGCTTATACCGGCGTCATTGCCAGCTGGCTGCATACCAGGGAACCAAAGAAAAAGGAAATGACGAAAGTTAAGCGCCGCCGCAGGAGGGCCACGAAACCAAAGGAGCCGGAGGCGAAATCGGGGGATTACCTGGTGGGGACGGATGAAAATGTGCTGGTACTCAACCGGACCTATGCAAACAGGGCTAATGCTGAACGGGCTGCAAAAATGCAGTGGGAACGGCTGCAGCGCGGGGTGGCTTCATTCTCGCTGCAGCTCGCAGAAGGCCGGGCCGATCTCTATACGGAAATGCCGGTAAAGGTCAGCGGCTTTAAACAGCCAATAGATGATGCGGAATGGACCATAACCACGCTGACCCATACCATCGGCTCGGATAGCGGCTTTGTTACCAGTCTTGAGCTTGAAGTGAAAATAGATGATTTAGAAATGGAATGA